TCGCGACGAATTTATTAATGAACATATTGAAGAGCTTTACGATTATACTGTAACTCTCTGTCATACGCACCATTTAAAATTACATTCTATTTATGGGCGGAATCCCACCCTGCACTCAGCCCCAAAGCAGCAGCGCTGGGTAGAGATTCAAAGAGGAAAGCATGGCTTGGTATAATAACATATTCGGCGGAGGACAGAAAAAGGAAGAAGCCGACTTAGAAAAGTTGAATCCAATTCAACAATACCTGGGCCGAACAAGTGAGTCATCTCGTGAGTTTACTGCAAACTATGAGCAGTTCTACGAGAATTTAGAAATTGTTAATCGAGGCGTAAACCTTATTGTAGATGATGTTGCGGAGATTCCTGCAACAGTCAATCGAGTAGCAACAAATGGCGTTATAAAAGGTCTTCGACGCGCACGTGTCGATTCTCTTTTAAATAAGGAGCCTAATCTTTTTCAAGATATTAGCTCCTTTAAGCGTAACTTAGTTACTGACTTTCTTCTTGATGGTAACATTTTTATCTATTTTGATGGCGCTCATTTATATCATCTTCCCGCAGATAATGTAACAATTCATGCGGATAGTAAAACGTATATTGAAAAGTACACTTATAATGATGTAGACTACGCTCCCGAAGAGATTATACATATAAAAGAAAACTCTTTTTATTCAATCTTTCGAGGAACCTCAAGACTAAAGCCTGCGGTAAGAACAATGCAACTTACCACAAATATGAGAAAGTTTCAAGATAACTTTTTCAAGAACGGAGCAGTTCCAGGTCTTGTACTAAAGTCTCCAAATACTTTATCAGAAAAAATTAAAGAGCGCATGATTCAATCTTGGACTATGCGTTATCGCCCAGACGCAGGGGGTAGACGACCCTTAATTCTTGATGGCGGTATTGAAGTTGATGAGATTTCAAATGTAAACTTCAGAGAGCTAGATTTCCAAGTAGCTATCTCTGAAAATGACAAAATTATTTTAAAGGCATTGGGAGTACCACCAATTATGTTGGACTCTGGTAACAATGCAAATATTCGTCCAAACATGAGAATGTACTATCTTGAAACAGTACTTCCAATTGTACGAAAAATAAATGCAGCATATTCTAGATTTTTTGGATTTGAAATCTCAGAAGATGTAACAGATATTCCTGCTTTGCAACCTGAGTTACGCGATGCAGCTTCATACTATACTGCTCTTGTAAATGGGGGTATTATTACAATAAATGAAGCAAGAGACTCTCTGGGTTATGAAACTCTTGATGGACAAGATGATATTCGTGTTCCACAAAATATCGCAGGAAGTGCAGTAAACCCAGATGAAGGAGGTCGACCAGAGGAATCTGATGATAACGAGGAATAGAAAACATAGGTTAGTGCGAGAGCTTGGACTATTCTTTGCCGAAAATGGCGGAGTATTGACAGCAAGAGATTATAAAAACTCTAATCTGCGTCCCAAGCATCTAACAATGAAAGAAATTTTAAGAGTAATGGGTTCTTATACCACAGCAGTAAGTTGGATAGAGAAGTACGAACCCGAACTGTGGAATACCATTCACGGTATTAAACCAGCCCCCGAACCTAAGAAGGAGAAAGATCCCTTAGAGAAGCTGGCTAAGAAAACAGGAAAAGAAGATGGAAAAGATATTTAATCTTACTTCTACTTTCAAAGCCTTTGAAGAGGACGATGGCGGCATCCATATCTGTGGAATGGCCAGTACTCACGATACTGACCGTGCTGGTGATGTAATTGCAGCCGAAGCATGGACAAAAGGTGGTCTTTCAAACTTTGAAAAGAATCCAATTATTTTGTTTAATCATGATTATAATAAGCCTATTGGCAGAGCTACAGGACTAAAAGTTAACGATAACGGTCTTGAGCTTAAAGCAAAAATTTCTAAGTCTGCTCCCGATCATGTAGCAGAACTAGTTAAAGAAGGTATCCTTGGAGCTTTCTCCGTTGGTTTTCGAGTCAAGGATGCTGATTACCTGGAGGAAACTGACGGATTAAAGATAAAGGATGCTGAATTGTTTGAAGTATCAGTTGTATCGGTACCTTGCAATCAAGCAGCAACTTTCTCGCTCTCAAAGTCTTTTGATTCTATGGAAGAATACGAAGATTTTAAGAAAACTTTCAAAAATAGTGTAGATCTAGCCGGTCAGTCTCTGGCTAAGGATGAAAATTCATCGGTAGCTAGTGACACACCGGACGGGGTTACAAAAGCCCAAAAGGAGATGAAAATGTCGGAAGTACAAACTCCCGAAATCGACCTGGATGCTTTTGCTAAGAAAGTAGCAGAGGAAACTGCTGCTAAGATTGCAATGAAGCAGGCCGAAGAAAAAGCAGCTGCTGAAGCTGCTCGTAAAGAAGCAGAAGAAGCCGAAATGGCTAAAACTGCTCAAGAAGAAGAAGTTCAGTCTGCTATCAAAGTAGGCGTTGAGTCTGGTGCTGAGCGCCTGATGGCTGATCTGCAGAAAGAGTTTGAAGCTAAGGAAGCGGATACTACTGAAATTCTTCAAAAGTACAAGACTGATCTTGAAGAGAAGTCTGCTGAACTCGAAGCCATGCGTAACAGCAAGCGTGACTTCTCTGGCCGCAAGGCTCCCGGTGATCTGAAGCCCATCGCTAAGGATCTCCTCTCTGCCCATATTCTCGGCAAAATTACTCGTAAGGGTTGGGACACTGACTACGGTCGTGACCTGCTTGAGAAGGCAGAAATTACTTACACGGCTACTACTTCGGCTGGTATCGACGTTATCGTATCAACCCAGTTTGAAGAAGAAGTACGTCAAGCACAGAAGATTGCTCCTCTCTTCCGAGAGATCAATGTAACTTCTGGCGCTACTGTACTGCCGATCGCTCCCGATACTGAGCCTGCAAACTGGGCTGCTACGGGTGCGGACGTTACTGCTAACAACCTCGAAGAGGCTGGCGCAAGTGACAACAACTATAACATCAATCAGGTAATCCTGCAAGCGCATCGACTGATTTCTAGTACGTTCATCACGAACGACACGGACGAGCAAATCGTTCTTTCAGTACTGCCTATGATTACTTCAGCTCTGGCTCGTGCACACGCTATCGCTATCGACAAGGCTATCCTTGTTGGTAACAGCGGCGGCTATGCCACTGGTCTTGTAGGTGCTTCTGGTACTGACGACACTAATGGTTTTGCTACTGCATCTGCTCAGACTGCCCTGGACGCTTCTACTACGGCAGAAGTTACTCCTGCTAACCTTCTCGCAATGCGTAAGGAAATGGGCAAGTATGGTCTCGAGGCTTCTCAAGTCGCGTATATCGTACCGACTGATTGCTATTACGAGCTGATTGATGCTTCTGGCTTCACCGACGTTACTGAAGTTGGTTCCGATCTGGCAACCAAACTCACCGGTATGGTTGGTACGGTCTTCGGTTCACCCGTGATCGCTACTGATCAACTGGCTCAGAACCTTGGTGCTGCTGGTGCAGCAACTACGACTGCAGCTCTGGCTGTTTATATGCCGAACTATGTGACTCCGCGTCTGCGTGGTGTCAACGTAGAAACCGACTACATCGTCAAAGAGCAGCGTACCGTACTGGTCGCAACTCAGTCTCTTGGCTTTAACGAGTTGGTTGCTGATTCTGGCGCTAACAAGCCTTCTATCCGCTGGCCCTTCCAGTAAGATAGAGTTTAAACTGGAAGAAATACTTCTTCTAGTTGGCCTGGGGCGGTACGCCGCCCCAAGTTTTTACGAGTTAATTTATGGCGGATTTAGTTACATTAAATGATTACAAGTCGGCAGAGGGCATCAACAGCCCTAAAGATGATAGCCGTCTAAACTTTATCATTCCCTCTGTGAGTCAACTCGTAAAAACTTATTGTGCAAACAGTTTTGTAGATTTCTACTCAACTAATAAAACCGAAACTGTCACTGTAAACTGGGATACATATCTTATACAATTGACAGAAAGTCCTATTGTCAGTATTGCTTCTGTAGAAGAGCGAGATACTTATAGCCATAGTTATAGTACTTTAACTACTACTGCTCACGAATACTATCTTGATGAAGCTACAGATTGTCTGTATCGAACAACAGGACAAGGATATAAAAACTGGGCTCGTGGCCCAGCATCAGTTCGTGTAGTGTATAAAGCAGGATATGCGTCTCTACCTTCT